CCATAATAGATTTCATAACCATTCCTCTGGTATTGTTTGTTCACTCCAGACAAAGCCGTTACGCTCTGCCCACTCAGCACAAGTCATCTTTGTCCCGTCCTTCCTTAGCTTCGCCCCTTGAACTGGTGCGCCTGCTTTCTGGAATACAAAGCGAATGTCGAGGTCAGGGTGTTGTGCCTTCACTGCTTTCATCTTTCGCTGTGCATCCTGTCGGAAGTACCCCTTCAATTCGATATAGACATTGCCAATCAAAAGGTCGGGGAAGTAGAGGCGTTCCACTTTGTAGTTGATACTATGTGGTTCGTACTCAAACGGAACGCCCCTGCCCTTCAGGTCAGAGATGACTGTCTCCTCAAAAGTCCCCTTCGGCATCAGCAGTCGCTGTCTCCTCAAAGGAATAATCAGACGCATCGTCCTTCTGGATAGCTTCCTCAGTATAACCTTCTTCATCCTCGAAGAGAGACTCAGCCCCCTTTGAATAAGGAACAAGATTGATTACCTGAACAGCTTTGAGGTGAAGCTTAACACCACACTTTCCACTTACGACCCATGTGCGTGGTTCAAACGCCACCTTCACAATACTGTCGTTTCCGATGAGGTTATCACCTGACATTGGGGTACGCTTAGCATCAACCACTGCTGGCTTCTGCTCATACTTACCATTACGTCCATTTACTTCAGCATCAAGACGGAACTTAAACTTGATGTCTCCTGTCGGTGTACCCTGCTTATCTTTAGCAGGTTCAAACGGGAGGTGAGTGGTCAGACTTACATTAGGGTTAGTCTTCTTCTCTTCAGCAATACGGGCTTTCACCATGCCTTCAAGAAAGTCACTCAATTCTGCGGCTTCTGCCTCAGACTTATGCAGGTCAATCGAATATACACCAGCACCATTCTTATCGAATTGCTTATCAGGTTGGAAAACCTTGGCATACATCGCTTTGCCTTGCGCTTTATAGTATTTACTCATATTATCTCCATTTGTTACATGAGTGTAGTGATGGGCTATAGGTCAACTTTAGAAATCATCCGAAGAAATAATAACTCTCCAGCACCTTTGATAAATCCAAGTTGCCCTTCGATGGGGGCATCGGGAGACTAGTATCTCCCAGAGTTTGACAAGCATGGTCACGAAGTTGCCCAAGGACATCGTTATCCTGATACATCTTGACGAACTCTTCCCTCAGTATCTGGCTCATGATTGGCATATTCGGAGAGTGTGTCCCATATGAATCATGAACCATGCTGAAGTCCCCCATGTTTGCATCCAGACACTTGTTCACAGTGAGCGTCAGCGCAGCTGCATCCAGTGAGTGGATGAAATTTGGTGAAGCACCTGTCGATATTCTCGACTTGTTCACACTGTCCTGCAGTTCCTGTTGGTAACTGAGGTAGACAAGGTTGCCATCAATGTGTGTCTTTATCAGACGCTTCTTAGTATTGAAGTAAGGTTGAACAACCAGAAAGTTTGTTGGTGTGACCCACTCCATATGTTTGTTTGCCTGTGCATAGTAGCTTCCTATCTCCTTCACATAGTCCATCACTGCACGAGCAGATGAGATGGTCTCGTTAATCCCCTGCCAGACGTGCTTGGACAGGTATAGACCAACATGAAACAGGTCATCACCAAACGGGCTACAGCCTCCCGACTTCTCAATCTTGTCGGCTATGGCCTCTTGGATGTACTCACGACAGGCGTGTTGTGTTCCAGAGTATGGGACAATCATGACAGGACGTTTCGTAATTGACCTGTCGATACCAAACTCCAAACACTTACGAGCCATCTCGTGTCCTGCTTCAGCATCCTGCCTAACTAGTTGCTCTGTTCTAATTGCTACATCAGTGTAGATATCTGCAGGAGTTTCAGACGGGAGTAAGTTAGTTGCCCGACCTCCACGTTCATCCAGCAGGATAGCTGACAGGTGTTGCAGTCCATTACATGAACCATCGGCTGAGCATGGTAGATGGGTATAGAAACCCCAACCATCACGAAGCAGACCATACCATTCAAAGCACCAGCTTAGAAACTGCCAAGGCTTGTCAGCAGTAGTCCACCATGTGTAGTCGAGTGGGTTCTCAGCAGACGCAACGATGTCGTCCTCCTGATTCCATGCCCATTCGATACGGTCATTGAAGCTGACCTTGTCGTTGCCATACAGGTTAGCACCATGAATTGCCAGCCAGGCTGCATCATCATAGTCGTTGATAGGGAAGCCATTGTTGAACTCAATGAGAGCCTTGCCCCAATCAGCAACCTGAGGAGACATGAAGCTTTCCACAGGATACTTGCGAGAACGGAAGTCCAGTTGCCACACGAAGTAGAACTCAGGATACTTAGCGTAGTCCTCAGCAAGCTGAATGGTACGCTCGACCTGCAACCTGCGTGACATGGACTTAGCGTTGAAGTTGTACAGCCGATTGCGCTGGCTTGCCCAATCCCTGAACAGTTGCTTCTCAGCATCGTCCATCTCTTGTGGGTCTTTGTCGAATGGGTACTCAGGTAGAGGCAAGTCATCACGAGGAGGAAGACCAGCCCACTCTTGCCCACTGTCCCACGCAGTACGCATGACCTCAAGCACAGGCCTGTTGATAGTCCAAGGGGTACGTTGCAGACCATTGATGGCCTTGTACTCATGGCTCATGTCCTGACCCCGAAGCCTGTCGAGGTAAGCTTTAGAACTCTGTTTCATTAGTGTACCCTCACAATCGGTAAGTCATTCATCACAGGGCTGTGGTATCCACCTCCAATCACATCCTCCCAATCCTTTGGTGGAATGACGGACGGTGCATAGCGTGGCTTCCGTGCCTCATTGAACTTGTTGAACTTCTGTACCCACGCCAGTGTTTCGGGCGTAGCCTCCAGATAGGTCACAGTCTTCTTCTTGTTCACACTCTTGGTAAGCTTGACGATACCAGTACGACTGACAATCTTATCAATCAGACGCATACCCACATGGATGCGTTCCTCATTCGTCCACTCAGTGTGTTCGTATCCATCCTTCTTCATCTTGAAGACGAGGCCAGCACGTTTGTGTTGCTTGCTTGTCTTCTCGTTAGCTTGCTTGATGACACGCAGGGCTGACTGCCCTTCGCCTTCTATCCATTCAGACAAACGCTTCTGCAACTCCACGTTCATTCCAACGTGACGTGCAACCTTCATCAAAGTAAATCGCTTCGATACTTCATCGACCACTGTGATGAGGGCTAAGTATGCAACTTGGTGGGCGTTCATCCCTCTTAATTTTTTTCTGGCAATATCACGATTGCTTGTTGAATCAGTAACAATCTCCGTCACACCATCAGCCACAGCATTGACAACTGCAGCAATCGCAGCTCGTCCATGCTTGGTGCTACTCTCAAGCCCCTTCTCCAGAAGTTTGTTCGTGTTGTGGTAGTATCGGTCAACGCCAGCCTGTAGCATTTCCCGTTCAAGAATTAACTGCTCGTCATATGTCGGCATCAATACTCCTTCTTGTAATCAGGAACGTAGTCCTTCTTCTTGTTTGGAATTACCTTTGGTGGAGGTAGCTTCCAGTTAGGGTTGCGTGGCTTGGGCAATGGCTTCTTTTTCTTTTTCATCTCATCACCTCAAGGACACACAAGGCCACCAACTTGTGGCCTAATTTATAAACTAGTTGCACTAGTGTAACAAATTTTCAAAGCTAAATCAATTCAATTAAGCTTATGAAACTAAATATTTTTTTCGGTAGTTGCAGGGGTGTATGTATTAGTCACCCGATTTTAAGTCTGCTGTGGTGGTGCGGATGACGAGACTCGAACTCGTAAGCCATTGAAAAGGCGAGGGATTTTAAGTCCCTTGTGTATACCAATTCCACCACATCCGCACTGTAGGCCACAGCCTGGGACACAACATCCCTGCAACTACACTTAGTCAGTTTGTTCTAGTAACTCAACCCCCTTCTGCAAGTGCATTGGGGCAAGGTGAGCATACCGCATTGTGGTCTGAATCGCTTTGTGACCCATCCACTCTTTGACATGGACTAGAGGCATACCACGCTGCACGAGGCGAGAACAGGTGGTATGTCGTAGTGTATGCCACACTACATCCTCTAGCCCAAGATGACCAACGACTCGCTCCCAGATTGTGCGATAGAACTGCGTGAACAGCTTGCCGTTGCTCGACTCCTTTCTTGTTGTAAGGACAGCCCTTGCTCTGGCTGTCAGGGGTATCAGTCGTGGCAGGTCGTTCTTTGTACCATAGATGTACAGCCCGTCCTTAGTTACGTCCTTAGCTTCAAGGCGTAACATCTCACCACGTCTGATGCCTGTGTCTATTGAAACAATGAACTGCTGTGCTACCTCTGGGTAGCCCCAATGTTCTAGTGTCTCAATGACAGACCTCTCTTCATCGGCTGACAGGTAACGAAGGCGACCCTCCGTTTCCTTCAGTCGCTTGATAGCTGGCATGGACTTCAGCCTCCCACGTTGGTGGGCAAAGCGTAGTATCTTACTCACACACGCCAGCTTCCGATTGATTGTACCATTCGCCTTTCGCAGTTGCTTCTGGCTCATGATGAACTCGTCAATGTCTTCAGCACCGATGTCTTGTATGTCTCTGTGCTTACCGAAGAACATGACCACCTCATTCATGTTACGGATGGCGTTCATCTCTGACTTTGTGCCAACCCAATTCATCTCGTAACATTTAGTGGCGGCCTCCTGTAGACCCCAAGTTTTTACCGAACCAATGTTCAGTTCTGGGACAGGCTTGCCTAGATGTAAGGCCTGCCTTGCTACAGTCTCCAGTTGTGTAGCTTCTGCATGAGTGGATACAGTCCTACGAAATTTAGTACCTTGATGGGATACATAAACTTCAAAGCCGTTGCCTCTTGGCTTTATGCTCATAGTAAACCTTCCAATCTCTTGATGAGTGACTTGCCTTTATCAGTCATCTCAATCAGTTTCTCTACCCTGTAATC